CCACCCGCTTACAAAGATGGATTTGTGCTGTGCTTCTGCTTTGTTTATTTCTATTTGACCTTTTGCGAGCTCTGCGGCATGATTCTCTGCCATTGTTGCCACCTCATGTGCCAACTTGTTCTTCATGTCCTTATCTTCTATGAATTTTCCAAGAAGATTAGAAACGGGTCCAATTAGGGCTGTTAGCATGTTGTCCTCCTTAATATATTTTTACACTCTTAGGATCTATTGTAGGTATTAACTTACACATACATTGATATGTTTCTTCTTCTTTACCTTTCATAATTGTTTGATTATGTAATCTTTCTTTGTATGACAAACAATTATTTACATCTTTAAAATATATTCCGCCTTCCATTTTGAGACCTAAATAGCAGACCAGCATAAATGCTGTCACTTTTTATTCATCCAAGCTGTAGTTCCCATATAGGCTCCTACTATTCCTGCTCCAGATAGGTAGAACAAATTACTTATATCGGATAACGCTTTTACTCTTTCAATATCAATAAGAAACATAGCCAAGGTAAACACGCCCATAGCAATCAAAGTGGCTCTTGCCATTCTTAATTGTGCTAGTTGTTTTCTTAATAAGGTTTCCGTTTCCTTCATTGCTTTAGCCGTTTCAAGCTCCTCGTCCGTGACAATGCCGTCTCCGTCTAGGTCAAAATCATTATATTTGCTATTGTTTTGAAGTGTTTTTTTCATAGGATTGTTTTATCTCCTCTATCGTTCGGCTGCATCCCACACAAACCTTCTTCTCGTCTAATCTACAAAGACCTACGCAAGCGCTTTTAGCCACCTTGACCTCCTTGATTTTTGCCTTGTTGTTTTAAAAGTTCTCTATCCATCGCTGAATTTATTCTAGCTTGAGTTACCTTCTCCTGACTTTGTAGTCTCTGTTGGAACTGATCGCTTCTCTGCTGTACCTTCTTCTCTTCTAGTCCAAGTTTAGCTTGGTCTACTTGAGCATCATTTTGTTCCGCCTGAGATTTAAGCTCTAGCTCTTTACCCTTTAACTCAACTAAAGGATCAGGACCTTGACCACTTAATTGACCGCTTAACGCTTTCAACTGGCTCATTCCCTCTGCAACATATTGAGCAGTGGTAGCTTCCATGTCTATCATCTGTTCTTCAGATATAGCTTTACCACCGCCTGTTTGTATCAAATCAACCGCTGCTCTTTCACGAGCTCCAATCTTAACGTGCTCCATAATATGCTTTTGTAATGAAACAGCCATTGGAGGAGATTGAGACACCAAAGGTGTGGATCCAAATACCATGTGTGCCATAATATGAGCTTCATGATCTTGACCTTCAAAAGCAGTAAGCGTTATCTGATCTAGAACATCTATGTTTTCCTGAGCTGGATCTTTTGGTATTGCCTCTGGCTCTGGTGTACGCTTCAATATCCTATCAATATCTCTAACGCCAAGCGCCTCATACATATCCCTAAACACTTCATACATGTTGTGCATATCAGGAGCTGAAGTAGCTAACTGCATTTTGGTCTGAGCCAAAGATATCCTTTGAGCCTGACTAAAGATGTTTGGATTAGACACAGGTAAAACATCCACGCGCTCATCAAAATCTTTTCTTTTAACAGCACCATCTACTCCTACTATACTATACGGATACTCGTCTGGTAAAAACTCTGACATAACCTTGGCCAAAAGCTTAAACTCTAACTTCATCGCATAATGTAATCGTTTGTGAACAGCGGACATAACTCGTGATCCCTGCTCCAACATCGCTATCGTGGTACCTACCGCGGCATCTTGATTTCCATCGCCCACTTTCAAGTCCGTTATAGTAGCGAATCGCTGTCCTGCATCAACTACAAAACCTAACAACTGCATTAAAGTCTGATCGGGACCCTTGAAAGGAAGAGGCATTAAACTAGCTTTGATATCACCGCCCGGAGCATCAACATCTCTAAATTCACCCGGTTGTAGAGGCTCATCATCATCCCTGATCCGTAGGCCGCGGGCCTTGAACCCTGCTGGAAGATTAGATAACGTACCAGCATCAATCAACTGCCTCAAAGCAGAAGTCGCGGTTCGCGCTAATCCACCTATAGTATGAATTAAACCTAACCCATAGAAACCGAACCCTGGAAGAAACTTATAATGTACAAAGTATTGTATCTTGGCTTTCTTCTCATCTTCTTCGGCATAGTTTCTTCTTATAGATAAAATCTGGCCATTGTCTTGCGAGATAGTAACCACATAAGGTATTCTTATCCCTATTGGCTCCCCATCTTCTCCTAGCTCTTCATAGCCCTCTAAATCCAGATCCACATGACATTCTAACAATGTACAGTCATAATCTATCTGAGAAGGATACATCCCATCAATTCGTTCAAACTCGTCTGATAGACCGCCTGATTCGTTTTGTGCCGGAATAACAGGAATATCACGATAAAAACCTGCTACCTGACGCTTTCTAAGATCATTTAAACTTAGCTTTAAAACCTGCGTTATATTAGGGCACGTTTCTAAATCAGTAGTGTTATAGGGAACAATAAGGTTTTCAGCTGGAACAAATTTACTTACCGCTCTTTCCAAGTTCTCATCATAATATACTTTTTTAAACGTACTACCTGCCAGCGGTAAGTAAAACAACATCTGATCTAACTCAGGTGTATACTCTTCCATAACACAGGTTATGTAATAGTTCATAAATTCTTTTACGCGTTGAGCCTGATCCTCTTTCTCAGGAGTACTTGATCCAAGCACTGTGGTACGCACGGGTCCAGAAGGCGGCAACAATTCATTAAACGCTTGAGCTTGGAACTGGGTCGCGGCTTCGGCAAGTAAGGGATGTGTAACTCCACTAGCTCCCCTGAAGGGTTGCGATCGCTCTTCATAAGAGAACCCCAGCAACTCCAAACCGTTAGCGAAAGCATCTTCCCACTCCTGTCTGCCACTTTTATTTTCATCAAATTCACCCATCAACTCACTAGCTAATCGGCCCAATAATCCATCAGGCATCTCTTCTGCTAAGTTAGCTGAGAAATCTTCGTCCGTGCCGCGTTGATCCTGTGGCTCAAAGTCAACCACCACACTTCCATCTTCTTCTTCTATGATCTCAACATTTTCGGGTATAGGACCCATGTCAAGACTATCAGGCATTTCAATCTCTACCTCGGCAGCCAAATCCTCTTCATCTAATTGAGAAGGAACATCTTCCATCATACTGCCTATTGGTTCTCTTGCCATCTAATTCTCCTTTTAAGTGCTTTTACGTCCTAGTATAGTATTTAATTGAGCCATGAGCCGCGGGTCGTTGGACTGGGGCTTTCCGCCTTGTTGCAATATCCTGTTTAAAACTAGCCTACTTCTATCCGCAGGCATTTCCATTATCTCCGTTTTTTTCATCATTAGACCTTCTATGCCGGGGGACCCGCCATACTCTAAAGGTATAGCATCCGAATCAGGATTAGGATCTCCATATTGATTTAAAGCTACTCCCGGTTTACGGTAATTCATTTGAGTAATGTTATATTCACTAAGAGCAGGATCCGCTAATCCTTCGTATGTTACAAATCGGTCTCTAACCTCTCTTTGTGCGTCATAGGGACCAAAATTCAGTTCCCCCGTACCGGGCATACTTTCAATAAAAGATTGATTAGGGTTTTGTAGCAGCCTATCTAAAATATCGTTCGGATCTTCTCCTAGCTCAGGATCCTGATTTTCCATAAGGTACTCATCCCCCGCTGAGGAGGTACCATCAAAAATGAATGTATCGTCTTCTTTAGTTGCATTTCTTACTACGCTATCCGCCATGTTCACCTCAATAATAAGCTCTTACTTTTGCAGACTCATCACTCTGTTCCCAATCATCCGTGGGCAGTTGTACAAAATTGCCCTGACGATAGCGCATTAAAGCCTGCGTCATGCTATCTACTAAGTCATCATACTCTCCATTTGGAAAGGCTGCAACTTCTTCTATCATCTCATCCGAAAAAGCTTCGTCAGGGACCCAAACCATCCCCGCTTCAAACAAAGGCGATACCGCATGAACTCTGGATACCTTATCATTACCTTTACTCGGTGTAAAGTTGACAACTGGTATTCCCATGTTTCTCATTTCATGCGTCAAAGGCAAACCCGTAGCCTTGGCCTCTATGATTACAGTCTCAGGGTCCCAGTAATTATACTGCTCTAACGCAAAAGCCTTCAATTCCGGGAAATCCCACCTCCCCTTCTTACTATCTAACAATATTAAAGCAGGGGCTCCGCCAATTTCATCCGGATAAAAAACCCCCCATGTCGTTATCGCACTATAATCAGCCGTTTCACGCTTACTAAACGCCGTATCATAGCTCTGAATCACATACTGTAGATTAGGAACACTCTTTTTATCCCATCTTCTCCACCATTCACGCTTAATTATCGCATTTTCTTCACCAGTAGGCTGCTGCTGGTACTGCGCGTTCCATTTACTAGGAGGAATTGACGCTTTTACCGCCGTTAAATCCTTTAAACTCCAATATTCAGGCCAACAAGGCTCCCCACTCTCAAAAATAGCAGGTAATTCCACAACTTCCCACTGATCCGCTAAAGGATCCTTAGCCATTGAACGAACCAACTGACCCGTTAAGTCCTTTTCCGACCACCTCGTCTGAACAAGAACAATACTTCCACCCGGCTGGAGCCTCTGACGGGGGCCCCCCGTGTACCAATCCCAAGCATCCTCAAATCCATGGTTGGACATAGCCGTTTGCTCCGAATGAGGATCATCAATGATAACTAAATCTCCACCACGACCCGCTAAGTTAGATCCAACACCCACAGCATAATACATACCACCCTTATTCGTATCCCACCTGCCTGACGCTTTACTGTCCGCGGCCAAACTAACTTCAGGAAAAACAGTTTTAAACTCATCCGTCTCAATAAGGTTCTTTACCTTTCTACCAAAGTTCACAGCAAGCTCTGTCGTGTGTGTCGCTTGAATGATCTTCATGCTCGGGACCCGGCCCATCATCCACGCAGGAAACAAAAAGGATGCAAACTCAGACTTCGTGTGTCGCGGTGCCATATTGATAATCAACCTCTTTAGCTCGCCGCTCGCGACACGTTCTAATTTTTCTGCAATTATTTCATGGTGCCTACCTTGAATAAAACTTGGCCAGATCCTTTTTACAAATGGTAAAAAAGATTTTTGGCACTCCTCGTTCTTCCCTAACTGAGCTAGTCTTAGTTCGAGTTTTAGGATCCTCTCGTCTTGTGATGTACCATCCATGTAGGGGTCCCTTTAACTTAAATTTATATGCGATTTATACCTTATTATAATATAGTTAACGACAATATCAAATCTTTTATAATTGTTTGAGAAAAACTTAGCCCATGCCCTCGGGCTCAAAGTCGTGGGATCGCTAAAAATTTGATAAAAATCTTATTTTGTGG